CGTCAACGGTTCTCCAGGTAAAAAAATTTTTCAGGTAAAGAATTTAAAAGGAAAAATTATTTACCTGAATTTATTTTTAATCAATTATATTTTTATACTGATTATAAAAATTTTTCAATGCAATTGACTTGTCAATTTTAAAAGCCTGATTGATATATTGTCTTGAATACCCGTTTTTTAGTGCCGTCAATAGTGCCGGCCTGCTTTTTAATTCTTCTATTATCAAATCGTTAACCGGCAAGCTTGATTCCCTGTCTTTAATACTTTCTATATCATGCCGTATCAATCCGCTGTCCGTATATATACTGTCATTTTTAAACGATTTTAAACGAGTTTTTGACAAATAAGAGCGCTCTATAAAATAATCGTTTACTATCGCTTTACTATGGCCGACCGCCCGTAAAGCTTTTTTCCCTGTTCTAATTGCTATTAAAGAATTATCTAAACCATTAAACTCACTGGCTGATATATAAGCGCTTGCCAAATCGTCAAGCATACCGGACGCGCGCTCTGTATTGTATGCTTGAATGTCTTTTATCCTGTTCAATTCATCGTCAAAAATTTTTCCCATTATAAAACCTTCCTTAAAATTTTTTTTGTATAATTGACCGATTTTTTAATCGGTCAATAATATAAAACAAATTTACATCGGGATTTGCTTTAAATAGTCAATTATCATTATAGAGCCTGAATAACTCCCGCTTGATATTTTAGCCTGAAAACCTGAATTTATGCACTTGTTTTTTTCATTCGGTTTAAACGGCCTTAGTAATAAATCCCCCTCTGAAATTGTACCGTCCGGAAAAGTGAGACGGTATGACATTTTTTCCGGCTGTACGTCCGCTTTTTTTGTTGTCTCTTTTTTCATGTTAAACACTCCTATATTGTTGATTATTTTTTGAGCTCGTTTAAATTTTTTAATTCAGCTTGTCTATCAATAGAATAAATCAAAGTGTCTATTGTTGACATTCTGTATTTTTTATTAGTTTCAACTTTTTTCAACGCACTTTCAAGATTTTTTTTGTCAATCAAATTTGTTGTAAATAACATGGTAAAGCCTCACTTTTTAAAATTTATTACTCATTCAATAAATATAATATAACCATGATATATTTATTTGTCAAGCAAATTTTTAAAAAATTTAAAAAAATTTAAAAAAATTTTATAATCT